GTGACACATGGAGAATTTCTTTTTACGCCCATGATGTTTGCCATCTGCCACGCAAAGAAGAACGAGCACGGGTGGCAAAAGGTGACAAGTTTGGTCGTTACATAAAGGTTGAAAAGCTAGACCAGACTGGTGACACGCAGTGCATCAAGGTTGATCGTGAAGACGGCCTGTTCATGGCGGGCAAAGGCCACATCATTACTCACAACACCAAGTCGGAATTTGGTTCGTATCTGCTTCCAAGTTGGTTTCTTGGAAAGTTTCCGCACAAGAAAGTGATCCAGGCTTCTAACACTGCGGATCTGGCTGTGAACTTTGGCCGGAAGGTTCGTAACTTGGTGGGGTCTGAGGAGTACGCAAAAATCTTTCCAGATGTGGCTTTGAGGCAAGACTCTAAGAGTGCAGGAAGATGGGCTACTAATAAGAATGGGGAGTACTTTGCTATTGGCGTTGGCGGCACGATGACGGGTAAGGGCGCAGACCTGCTGATCATTGACGATCCGCACTCGGAGCAAGAGGCTGCTTTGGCGGCGGGAAGACCGGAGATTTACGACTCTGTGTTTGAGTGGTACTCATCTGGCCCGCGTCAGCGTCTCCAGCCGGGAGGGGCTATCGTAGTCATCATGACTAGGTGGTCCAAGTCGGACCTAACAGGTAAGATCCTGAAGACCGCTGGAGAGTTGGGTAAGGAAGATCAGTGGGAAATCATTGAACTCCCGGCGATCATGCCTTCGGGTAAACCCCTATGGCCTGAGTTTTGGTCTTTGGAGGAACTGTCTGCGCTAAGAGATGAGTTGCCACCGGGTAAGTGGAACGCTCAGTACCAACAGAACCCCACGGCTGAAGAGGGGGCGATAGTTAAAAGAGAGTGGTGGAAGATCTGGGAGAGCGAAAGACCGCCTAAGTGTGAGTTCTTGATCCAGTCTTGGGACACGGCTTTCACTAAAGGAGAGAGGAATGACTACTCTGCGTGTACGACGTGGGGTGTGTTTAACCGCAACGAAGACGAGAACGACGTAAACATCATCTTGTTGGATGCGTTTCAGAAACGCATGGAGTTCCCTGAGCTTAAGGAGAAGGCGCATGCTCACTATATAGAGTGGGAGCCTGATGCTTTTATCGTGGAAGCCAAGGCTGCGGGCGCTCCGTTGATCTTTGAGCTAAGAAAAATGGGCATCCCGGTGTCTGAGTACACTCCAAGTAGAGGTAACGACAAGTTTGTTCGTATAAATTCGGTGGCGGATCTGTTCCAGTCGGGTAAAGTGTGGGCTCCAGACACTCGGTGGGCCAGAGAGTTGATCGAAAACATGGCCGCGTTTCCCAACGCAGACCACGATGACCTGACAGACAGTGCTGTCCAGGCCTTGATCCGCTTCAGACAAGGTGGTTTTTTGCGTTTGCAGACGGATGAACAAGACTCCATGCCGTCTTTCCGTCGCAAAGTCTCCTTTTACTAAGGAAAAAGTATGGCAACCAACATTGATACCGCCCTGATCCCTATGGACATGGCGCAAATGAGCCAAGAGCCGGCTATTGAGATCGAAATTGAAGATCCTGAGGCCGTAAAAATTGGTATTGACGGGGTAGAAATTGATCTTTTGCCTGAAACGCCCACGGCAGAAGACTTTGACGCAAATTTGGCAGAGTACATTGATGACTCTGAGCTTCAATCCCTGGCAGGAGAGCTAATTTCTCTTGTTGACGCCGACATTAACAGTCGCAAAGACTGGACAGAGATGTTTGTCAAGGGTTTGGAAGTCCTTGGCATGAAGTACGAAGAGAGGACTGAGCCTTGGTCTGGTGCCTGTGGTGTTTACAGCCCGCTCCTCACTGAGGCAGCGATCAGGTTCCAGTCAGAAATGATCACAGAGACCTTCCCGGCTCAAGGCCCGGTGAAGACTTTGATCATTGGTCAGACTAACAAGATGAAGGAAGAGGCATCCGACCGGGTTCGTGATGACATGAACTTCATGCTGACCGAGCGCATGATTGACTACAGGTCTGAGCATGAGCGCATGCTCTATAGCCTTGGTCTGTCAGGTGCGGCGTTCAAGAAAATTTACCCAAATCCCAACACGGAGCTGCCGTCTGCGCCATTTGTGCCGGCAGAAGATTTGGTGATGCCCTATGGGGCAAGCAATGTTTATACGGCGGAGCGTGTTACGCATGTAATGCGCAAAACCGAAAACGAACTTAAGAAGTTGCAGGTTGCCGGCTTCTATCGTGAAGTTGACCTTGGTGAGCCGACCAAGGTAATGACGGACGTTGAGAAGAAAAAAGCCGAAGAGCAAGGCTATAGCCTGACTGATGACGACCGTTATCAGATTCTTGAAATCCACGTTGATTGGGACATGCCTGGGTATGAGGAAGAGGTTCCTCTGCCGTATGTTGTAACGATTGATCGTGGTACGCAAACTGTTCTGGCTATTCGTCGTAATTGGAACGAAGACGACGATAAAAAGCTCAAGCGCCAGCACTTTGTGCAGTACACATATATACCTGGATTTGGCGCATATGGCCTGGGATACATCCACATTATTGGTGGATATGCCCGCGCAGGTACGAGCATCATTCGCCAGTTGGTAGACGCAGGCACTTTGGCTAACTTGCCGGGTGGCCTGAAGAGCCGGGGGCTGCGGATCAAGGGTGATGACACGCCGATTGCCCCTGGCGAGTTCCGTGACGTAGATGTCCCGTCTGGTACGGTGCGCGACAACCTCATGCCGCTGCCGTACAAGGAGCCGAGCCAAGTTTTGGCGCAGTTGCTTGAGCGCATCACGGAAGAAGGGCGCAGGCTTGCTGCTATTGCAGACCTAAAAGTCAGCGATATGAGCGCGCAAGCCCCAGTTGGTACTACGCTGGCTATTCTTGAGCGTCAACTCAAGACAATGTCTGCGGTTCAAGCGCGTGTCCATGCAAGTTTGCGCATGGAATTTAAGCTGATCAAGCAGATCATTCGAGACTTCTTGCCGCCTGATTATGCTTACACCCCTGAGGGTGGAGATCGTGCGGTCAAGCAATCTGACTATGACATAGTAGAAGTCATTCCGGTTAGTGATCCTAATGCGGCCACTATGGCTCAGCGGATCATGCAGTATCAAGCTGCATTGCAGTTGGCTCAAGGCGCTCCGCAGATTTATGACCTGCCTCAGTTGCACCGGCAGATGCTTGAGGTTCTGGGAATTAAGAACGCTGATAAGTTGGTTGCTTTGCCAGGAGATCAAAAGCCACAAGATCCTGTGACTGAAAACATGAATGTCTTGAGAGCCAAGCCAATTAAGGCATTTGCCTATCAAGATCATGAAGCTCACATGATGACGCATCAGGCGTTTATGCAAGATCCTAAAACAGCGGCAATAGTGGGCCAGAATCCTATGGCTCAACAAATGCAAGCGGCCTTGATGGCGCACTTGGCAGAGCACGCGGCGTTTGCATATAGGGCTCAAATTGAAATGGCTTTGGGTGTTCCGTTGCCCAGTTTGGACGAAGACAACAATTCTCCAATCGCGCCAGAAGACGAAAAAGCATTGGCTCCTCTAATCGCTGCCGCTGCGCAAAGAACGGCTCTGCAAAATCAAGCGATGGCTGCTCAACAGCAGGCTCAACAGCAAGCGCAAGATCCGCTGCTGCAAATGCAACAAGCAGAGCTGCAGCTTAAGCAGGCCGAGATGCAACGCAAGGCGCAGAACGATCAAATGGACTTCCAAATTGCGCAGCAAAAATTGCAGCTTGAAGCGCAGCGTTTATCTTTAGAGGCTCAGAAAAATCAGGGTGAACCACCTCAAATGAAGGCTATGAGAGCGCAACAAGAGTTGCAGCATAAGGAGCAGGCGCATCAGCAAAAAATTAGGCAACAAGCTCAAGTTGCGCAGATTAAAGCTATGCAACAAGCATCACGTCAATCTAAACAATAAGGATTAAATATGGCGACTACTGCGTTTGACGTAGTCATTAAAGAATTAGAGGAGCGCCGGGAATCCATCGCCCAGGCGCTTATCTCTGGCGCGGCAAAAGATTTTGCCGAGTACAAGGACTTGTGCGGGGAGATCAGGGGGCTATCACGCGCACATGCTTTTATAACCGACCTCCTGCGAAAGATGGAAAACGATGAGTGAACTACTCCTGAGTGACGGCGAAAACACAACCGTGTTGCCGCAAACCGACGCTGAGAAGGCGCGTCAAGTGCCTGATCCGGTGACTTATCACCTGCTGTGCGTCTTGCCAAAGGCTGAAGAAGAGTATGAGAGTGGGCTTGCCAAAGCAGGCCAGACCATGCACTTCGAGGAGGTCATGAGCCCCGTGCTGTTTGTCGCCAAGATGGGACCAGACTGCTACAAAGATCCGCTGCGCTTTCCCAGTGGGCCTTCATGCAAAGTCGGTGACTTCGTCCTTG